GCGAGGATCTCGTCGACCTCTTGCGTCGAGACCTTGTTCGCCATCGCGTTCGCGCCGATGTAGATGCCGGGGGCCTCGTTGCGCCCGCCGCCGAGGAAGGCAAGCGCCTCGACGAAGACGCAGCAGGCGAAGGTGCCGACGCAGCCTTTCATGATCTGCGCGCCCTCAATGCGCTGGAACGGGAACCCGACGCCGCCCACGTTGTCGAAGACTTCGATCGTGTTCGCGTTGAGCACCGCGACTTCGTTGCGCAGCTTGACGACCGCGACGACGGGGTCGGGGTCCGCTTCGCTGCTCGCGTACTTCAGCGGATTCACTTCGAACGGGTCGTTGAGCTCCGTCACGACGAGGAACTCGCCGTCGGTCGTGAAGAAGTAGCCGTCGACCCAGCAGAAGTCTACGACGACCCCAAGGTCGGGGTCCGTCACTTGCGAGAGCGACGAGCCTTGCAGGTAGTAGAAGCGGCCTCCGCTCGCGATGGCGAGCCGGTCGAACGAGTAGTCGAACGAGACGAGGCCGCCGGGGCCAACGTCGCCGAGCTCCTGCACGCTGCCCGCTGCGTCGATGCGCACGAGCTTCGTGCCCATGACGCGGTAGACGAGCCCGTTCCATTCGATGCCGCCGCGATCGACGCCAGGGCCGGTGCCGTCGGCGACGATGCCATCACCCGGACGCAGGTACGCCTCCGAAATGCCCGTGGCCATCGGCACGGGCACCATGTTCACCGGGTACGCCGTCCGAAAGTCGGGCGTCGTCGTCGTGTAGATGCCTGCGAGGAGGGGGATTGCGGCCATTACCACTTCACCTTGTCGGCCCAGTAGGCTGCGGACATCTTACCCTTCGCGATGTTCTTCGCGTGCCTCGCCTTGAACGACGCGCGCCGCTTCGCGTCGGCCTCCGACTCGCCTTTCTTCGGCGGGGAGCCCGAGACGCCTTGCTGACCGAACCGAATGAGCTTCTCCTTGCCGCCCTCGCAAGCCTTGACGACGTGCGACTTCTTCGGATGCCCCGGCGTGCGCTTGGGGGCGTTGCACTTCATCGCAGACTTGCGAGCGGTCGGCATGGTCGGTCACTCGTTCGAGGGTGCGGGGGCGGGGTCGTCGGCAACCGGAGCCGCCGGAGCGCCATCGGGGAGCACGGGCGGGGCCGTGATGACCGGCTCGGGCGGTGCCGGCGGGGCGTCGGGAACGATCTCGATGATCGTCAGGCCGAGCTGCGCGGCGGTGTAGGTGTACAGGTAATCGTCGTCGTTGCCCCACGCGGCGTAGGCGTCGCCGGTGAGGTTGATGCTGCCGGTCGTGAGGCTCACGCGCTCGGCGCTCTGGAGCCACCACTGGTAGCTTGCAGACGCGCCCGGCTGCACGTTGACGTTGTTGATCCAGAGCACGGTGGCCGTGGATGGGAAGACGGAAACGGGTTCGATGGTTGCGAACATGGGGGTTCCTTAAACGCTGTATGAGAAGCTGAACACAATCGTCGTGCCTGCCTGAATGTTGGCGGCTGCGTCGTCGTTTCGTGTGTTTGGCGAGTAGCGGTCAAAATAAACGATCGGCGTTGCCGACGTGTCGCTGGTGCCCACGATGATGTTACCGGAGGCCACGCCCGTCGTGTCATTTGTGCGCGTCTCGCACACGAAGAACGTGAACGGCTGCGGGCACCCAGTAAGCGTGCACGAGAGACGCCCAAGCGGGGCAGATACCGACGAGACGGCGATACGCCCGTGTCCGATGACTTTGTTGCCCACGCGCGTAACGCGCGCCTTGCTGCTCGCAGCGTTGACCGTGATGGTGCCCGACGTTCCGCAGGTGAGCGTAAGCGCGATCTCGGCGGGCGTCCCGGTGCCGATCTCCTGATACGCATCCAGCGTCTGCGTGTCCGCGTTGCCCGGCGTCGCGGGGAGTTTGAGGCCCCAGCCGGAAGCAAGCGACGCGTCGATGTAGTTGTTAACGGTGTCGATTGCCACACGCGTCAGGTCAGAAAGGTTGCGGAAGTTGTGAACTTCGGCGTTGTAGTAGTTGTTCTTTGGCGCAGCGGTGAGCTGCACGCGAATGCCGGCTAGTGATGCCGTAGAAGGAATTTCTAGCTTCGCGCTAGGACTCGCCGTGCCGATGCCGAAGTTCCCCGTCGAGTCGATGCGGGCGCGTTCGAGGTTGCCGGTGAGGAACACGAACGGGAATGAGCCACCAGTGCCAGCGCGATACTCTGACGCCGCATCGTTCCACACCTGGTAGCCGTAGCGTGTGGCTGAGTTGCTGCAAACGATGGTCGGATTCGTCGCGCGAACGTCGAGCGTGCCAATGGGACTCGCCGTGCCGATGCCGACGTTGCCGCCGCCCTGAACGCGAACCGCCTCTTGCAGCGACGAAAGCGAGTTGTTCCACACGCTGAGCGTTGTGTCGTACGTCGTGCCGTTCCATGTGTGCTGGATGCGGCCTGTCGCTACGGTGTTCGCATGGACGTAGTAGTCCTGCGCGACTGCCGAGCCACTGCCCGACGTTGTGTTCCGCAAACGCAGATACTCCGCGTTGGACAGTCCTCCCGCTCGTTCGACCTGCAACTGTGCGCTCGGACTCGCCGTGCCGATGCCGACGTTGCCGGAGGTCGTCAGCACAACCTGACTGCTCGCCACGGCGGTCGTGTAGCCTGCCGCCGTAAAGCCGATGGTCTTTCCGTTCGTGTTGAGCACAACGCCGGTGCTGGAGTCCTTCGAAATGCGGAAGGTTGTGCCGCTCGCCGAGTTCTCGGCAAGCTCAAGCCACGACCCGCTACCAGCCGGGAGCACGACGCCGAGCGGAGCGCCCTGGTAGTTCGCGAGAGACGCCGCCGTTCCGACTTGGAGCTTGACGTTCGCGAGCGTCGTCGACGTGTCCACGCCAACGCGGCGCGTGGACGTGTAGACCGCGGTGCCGTTGTCGATGAGCCCCGAATCCGTCAACGTCGTCGACGGAGACCCGGCGTCCCAGCGCGGGATCGTGTTCGCGGTGCCGGAGCCGCCGACGGGGGCGCCGCCGCCGCTGGTCGGTGGATACTGAATCTGAGGTGCAGACATGTTGCCTCTTAAACTTGTACCGCCGTCAGGATAACACACGGCGTGAGTGGAACATCAGGAGGACCAGCGGAAGCAGGCGATGACTCAATGTTAACCGCCACGTTCTCCGCAGACCAGGCCAAGGCAAGATAGTCGCCTGCGGCCATAGGAAGCACGAAGTTCACGGTGCCGATGACGTGGCCGTCGTTGCCACCGTGCTTGCTCGTGATGCTGAACCGGCTGTTCGAGTCAGGCAGGTTCTGCGCTGGCAGTAGCCCGTTCTTGCGCAGCCACGCCTGCGCCAGATACAGCGTGGCGGAGGTGTTCGCGAACTGGATGCTGAACGTGACCGAGTAGACGCCAGCGTATGCGAACGTCATCTTGTTCCCGCCAACCATGCTGACACCGCTGCTTGCCGGGTCAGATGAGTTGAACGTGACGATGGACGTAGCGTTGGCGCTAGGAATCGTCTGGGTCGCCGTAGTGTCCCAGAACGAACCCCATCGCTTTGTTACGAGCAGCGGGTCAGCAGGCGTGACCGTGGGAGCCGACAAGGCTCACACTTCCCACACTGCGATAGTCGTCGTACCAGCAGCCGTCACAAGGTACGTGCCCTGGCCGTCGCGGATATCCACGCGCGTAGATTCGTTGGCGAAGACCGGAAACCCGGACGCCGACGTTGCATCCGACGACGACACGACCCACAGCGTGGTCGCACCGATGTTGCGGATGTTGAGACCTTGCACGCACGAGGACGAGCCAGATGGCGACGCCATGTCCTGCGCAAGCTTGATCGGCAGCGTGGTCAACCCGGTCGGGTTGCGCGCGTTGCTCGACGTTGCCGACGCCAACTGCACCGGGGTCGACGTGATCGACGCCTGGTAAATCCTCATTCCGCTGCTTACGCCCGTTCCGAATCGACTCATGGTTTTGCCCTTTCGCGCCCTTCGTATCCCCGGATAATCCGGCAGTCGTCTTAGCGGCCCAACTCGCCCTGGTCTTCGAAGCCCATGCTGTTTGCCGTAGGTGAATCCTTCGCGGAGCTCGCACGTCCACGAGCCGCCATCGCCTCACTCTTCGCCTGCATTGGGGTCCCTTGTCCAGGCTGACCTTGACCAAATGACGCACCACCCATCTGCTGAAGAAGCATCATGGGAAGGTTCGTGCGGACCATGTACTTGTCCTTGATCATCAGCTTGAACAGCGGGGCCAGCGAAGCCACCGACTGCGGCCTCTGCTGGTGCATCGCCGTCACCGCCGCCTTGAGCTGCTCGTAGCTCTCCGGCGAGATCTTCTGCAGCAGGTCAACGTCCTGCTGACGCAGCGAGCCGTCGCTGACAAACTTGGTCAACAGGTTAGGATCTTTCAGGATGGCCACAGACCTGGCAAAAGCCTGGGCATCCGCACCGTTGGTGGTCGGCGGGCGCTTGCGCTCCAGGTAGTCCACCGCCGTGTTGAAGCGACGGCGCGCCTCGTCGAGGTTCTTGGCGTTCACAGCCCCGCTCTTGGCAAGCTTGTCAAACGCCTGGTTCGCCGACGCACGATCTTCCACGATGGAGTCCAGGTACGCGTTCGCCTCGGCAACCGGGAACTGGTACGTCCTCCTCGTCTCGGTGCGGCGACCCGACTGCGTCGAAAGCTGCGAAAGCGCCTTCAACGTGTTCTCCGTCGCCGACCAGAACTTGATCGGGTTCATCAGCGTCTTCGCCGCCAACCACACGCCCTTCTTGCCCGACAGCGCAGCCGTGGTCACGCCGGTTACGACGGTGCCCAATGCTGGGCCCAGGAGGCTGCTGGCGAGGACTTCGAGACCGAGGATGCCCGCCACGTCCTTGGGCGTCACAGCGCCTCCAGAAGCGGGCGCTACGTCCTTCAGCGAGCGTGCAATGTCTCGACCCTCGGGCGAGCGCATGAAGTCTGCGAAGCGACGCTCGAAGATCTGCTCCTCGGCCAGCGGAACCAGGCGACCGCCAGCCGTCGAGCGAACGTAGTTGTCGCCCTTCGAGATGAGGGCTTCAAGCTCCTGGCGAGCCGCCTTGTGGTCGCCGATGAGCCGCTCAAGCTCCGTCTTGGTGTTGTTCGCCGCTTCGATCTTGCGGCCAAGCGCATCGCGCTTGTCGCTAAGCACCTTCTTGTCGACCGCACGGCGTGCATCTGCAAGCGACTGACGCGCTGCGGCAGCATTCTCTGCGTCCATCGCAGCGTCCACCGCATTGACGGCACGCATCTCGCGCATCGCGCGAGCGGCCTCTTGCTGCGACGCGCGCGAGCTGTTGACCGCCTCAAGCGAGGTCTCGATCATCGTCTCGCGCTCGGTAGCCGCAGCCAGGCTATCCGCGAGAGCCGCCTTGCGGGTCGCCGTCCTCGCATTGGCCAGGTTGTTCGTCAGCGTGCGCCGCTCTTCGAACGCCTTGGCACGAGCATCGCCGAGCGTCTTGATGGCCTCGTCGTGCTTGGCAATGTTCGCCTCGTGCTGGGCAAGCTTGGCGCGCAGCGACTCGGTATCCACAGGGTTCGCAGCCGTGATGGTCTTCGAATCCGCAAGCGTCGCCTCGACCGCAGGAGCCTCGACCGTCTCGGCGGGTACGCGGGATTCGCGGTAGCGCGCGAGCACGTCGTTCGCCATCTGCTCGGTCGGCTCGTTGGCCAGGATCGCACGGCCATCCGACATGGCGGCGTCCGTGATCTCGGCGTACCGCTGTGGTCCGAGCAGCTTCTCAAGACCGCCTTCGCCGGCAAACTGCTCGTCGATGGCGCGCACGATGTTCGCCGCACGCTTCGACTTGTGATGAGCCCCACGGACGAGGTCGAGCTCCTTTGCCCCGCCAGCAAGCGCACGCACGTACGCCGCGTTCTCCGGCGTGAGCGACTGGCGCACCGATGGGCTGTCGAACATCTGCGTGAACACGCTCGTCTTGACGGCACCCGTCTTGGGTCCGCCCTTGACCGCGCGCTCGCCCTCTTTGTACAGGCCGCGCTCGACCGTGAACATGTCGCCAACAAGCGACCGGAAGTCGTCGAATGCGCCCTTCGCTGCCTGTACCGCAGGAGCCGCGAACTCTTCCGCGTACTTCGAGAAGACCTGCACGCCAGACTTGGCCGCATCCGCCGTCGCTGCGCCAGTCTGCTCCTTGAGCACGCTGACCTCGCGCATGAACTCCTTGGCTTCGTCGCGCGCAGCCTGCGCCGACCCGCCGGCAAGTTCCGCCGACTTCTCACCAAGATCCGCAAGCGTGCGGCGGATAGACTCGGCGCGAGAGATCTCGCGAGCCTTGCCGCGTTGCTCCTTGCCAAGCGAGCTGACAATGTCCGACAGGGCCAGCGTCTTTGCGCCGAGCTCCGTGTACATCGACTCTTGCTCGTTGAAGGCAGCCATGGCCTTCTCAAGCTTGCTCACACGCGTCTGCGCGCTCTGAATCGCCAGGTCTCCAGCCTTCTTGCTCTGAGCCAGGGCAAGGTCTTCCTTGGCAGCCTGGTACTCCGCTGCGAGCGTCTGCTCGTCCGCAAGACGCGCCGACTTGTTCTTGAACGCAGTCTTCTGAACGTCGGCCAGCGTCTTGTTGAGGCGCTCGACTTCGCCCGTGTACTCCGAGGTAATCTTCGAGCCGAGCGAATCGTAGCTCTCTTGCAGGCGCTCGATCTTCGTCGCCAGCTTCTTCAGCCCCTTGCCACTCAGCGAGTAGCCGAGCTCGTCCGCCTGCGTCGCGGCGTTGTTGATGCGCTCGACGATGTTCGAGAGGTTCGCCGAAGCGTTCTTGGCGTACTCCTGAATCTTCTCTTTTTCGACGCCGAGTCGAGCCGAAGCCACGTCCTTCTGAACGCTGCCCTCAGTCTTGGTCGGGATGCCCGCAATGTCCTCGGCGGCACGACGCTCGGCTGCCGCTGCGCCACGAGCCTTTGCCCGAGCCGCGCCCTCGACAAGCGTCGAACCCGCCGCACCAAGGATGCCGCCAAACTCAGCACCGGCAAGAGCCGCTTCGCCAAGGTTCGCCTGGCGACGCTCAATGCCGGCCTGCGTAAGCTCGCTGCCCGCCGCGTAGCCCGCACCGATGCCAGCTTCCTTTGCCGCCGTCTCAGCGATACGGCGACCCGCGCTCTTGGCTGCCTCGCGCTCCAGAAGTGCCGCTTCGGCTGCGCTACCTGCAGCGGGGCCAAGAAGCTTGCCAGCGCCCTTGAACGCGAGCGTTCCGCCAATGAGCTCGCCAGCGCCGATGGTCGAGAACATCCCACCACCGCGCGCCTCTTCGAGTTGAGCCAGCGTCTCAGGCGAGACAAGACCAGCTTCAATGAGCGCACGGCCACCGAGACCAAGGCTTGCGCCCTGGAGCGCACCGTAGCCGAGGCCCGCAGCGAGGCCAGCGCCACCACCAAACCGCTGCTGCGCCTCTCGCTCGAACGCTTCTCGCTCGGTCTGAAGCCGAGGAGGAACATAGCCAAGGTTCAGACCCTCGACGACACGCTCAACCGGAATCTCCGTACCCTGCTCGTTGCCAAGCGTGACGGTCTGCCCGGTGCGCGCCTTGTATCCAGCACGCAGCAAAGGGACGAGCTGATCCTGCGGAACAGATACGTCCTTGCCTTCGCGGTCGACGAGGGTGATCGGCTTCACTTCTTGGCACCCTTCTCGTAGAAGCCCTGAGACTGCTCCCACTGATCATATGCGTCCATCTCTGCCGTCGCTGGGAGCATGACGTTGTCCAGGATCGCAGACACGTTAGGATCCGCAAACTTGGACTGAACTTTGTACTTGTTCAGAGCCTGCCTTGCGTCGGTCTGCTGAGTATTCATCCAGTTCTTGAAGCCCTCGTAGCTGCTGAAATCGCGGCTCATAAGGTTGCGAACGAACTCGCCATCGGTGACAGAACCACCAGAGATGTTGCGCAGCTCCTCGTTCACGATCTTCTGAGCGAGGTTCATCATCTGGATTTGCTCTGGAGAGAACGATGCCGATTTCATAAGCGCGTTGATGGACTTGCCGACCATGGCAATAACAGACGCACCGTCCTTTGCACCCTTTGCCTCGGCACTCTGTGCGGCTTCGCGAATGACGCGACCGATGCTCGTGTCCCAAACCTCGCGCTGCTTCTGCGGCGAGAGCGTCGTCATTAGTGTGCGTACGCGGCCAACGGCATTCGCAGCACGAGCAGCATCGTCAAAGCCCTTGTCCATCAGGCTTGCGGCCTGAGCAGTGGCCTTTTGACGCGTTTCAGGGTCCATCCCGAGAAGCTTCTGGCGAGCCTCAATAACGCCCGCCATACCAGCAAGACGCGACTTGTTCATCGCCACGTAGTTCGCGGCGTTCTTCAGGTCGAGGTCCATCTTCATCTTGCCGCGCTGCATGTCGAGCTGCGAGATGGCCTGCTGGATCGCGCCTTTCTCCTTGGCTCCACTGATGCGCTGCTCGGCAAACTCCAACGCACGCTTATGCTGGTCCATCGAGGCAAGCGTCGAGGCCGCAAGCGCCTCGTTCTCAGAAGCGCCCATACGCATCGCGTCGAGGAAGTTCGTGCGGCGACCCGCGATGCCTTCCTTCATGCGACCGTACTCGGTCTGCTGGTTCATCACGTCTCTCTCGATGGCCTTGTCGACCTCACCGAGGATCTGGTTCGGGCTCATGTCGCCAGCCTGACCCTTGAGCGCACCAACGAGACCCGCCGCGAACGAGAGCGCACCCGTCGAGAGCGGGCTCTTGCCAACCTCGCGGATGACGCGCGAGGCGTCGAACGACTTCTCGGCCTGCGCCATGCGAAGTTCGTCATCGGCCATCGCTTGGCGACGAGCTCCAAAGAGCTGCTCCTGCTCTCCTTGCAACTTTTGCAGACCCTCGATGTACCGTTGGCCGGCAGCCATCTGGCCAGCACGAGCAGCCTCTTGGCCGGGAACCTCGGCTCCCATCGCGCCGATAACGCCACGCATGGCAGCCTGTTGGCCGGCGATGCCCTGCACAATGTCCTTGTTCATGCCGACGACAGGAGCGCCGCGCATGCCCTGGTACTGCGCGTAGATCTCGTCGAGCATTGCAAGCTGACGGTCGCGCTCAGTCGGAGCTGCAGGCGCACCAGTAGCCCCAGCACCAGGGTCCAGACCAACAGTGCCGCCTGCAGTGGTCGTCTCTGGACCAGACCAGCGCGTTGCCATGCCAGTCTCAAGGTCATGCATCGGTCCATAGCCCTGCGATGCAGGCTCCGACTTTTGCACGGACTCAAGCGTAAGGTTCGGCAGCGATGCCTCGGGCGGCGTATAAACCTCGGGCTGCTCCGGCGGAGTTACACCTGCGGCTGCATTAAACCCTCGCTTGTAGCGATCCCCGAGTAGACCTTCTGATTCAAAAAAAGACGCAACGCGATCAGCCGCGCTTTTTGGTTTCGTAGCAGGCTGCTTACCAGTGGCTACGTCGAACCCTTTTTTGTACTGCTCTTCAAGTAGTCCAGCCATGGTGCTCCCTCAGAGTGCAAGACCGCCGCCACCACGAATAGGACGTGGGCGACGAGGCATGCGACCAGGTCGTTGCTGCCGAAGTTCGTCAGTGATGGTGGTTTGAAAGTCTCCAGTCAGAGGCGCAGGAGCGACTTGTTCTCCACCAAGACTCGTCTTCATGAATGGAGACATAGACTTGTTAATGTCGATACGCGCCTGAATGTCTCGCGTTTCCGCATCCATACCAGTCTGCGTTCCAACACGAGATCCGTACGGACCAGTCGGGATTGCTCCACGCCCCATTCCAGTTTGGCGCTGCGACTGAAGTCCAGCAAGCGTATCCGCTTGCATCTGACGTTCGCTTGCCGTCACGGGAGCGAGGCCCCTGCGAACATATGCTGGCGTCGTATCCAGACCGGCAGCCGCAAGGCCGCTTTGTTGAACATCTGCCGCACTTGGGCCAATGGCGGCTCGAACAGACGGGTCGAGAGATGCAAGCGTCTGATCCTGCTGAGCAAGCATCGACTCGATCTCGTTTGAACCAGCTCCACCTGCGCTAGGAGCGCCCGCAGCGCCACTCACTGCGCTCGCTACACCCGCCGCAACGGCTGGAGCCGCAGCAGCGGCAGCACCAGGAAGGAATCCAAGAGCAGATGCAAGCTCACCAGAGCTCATCGACGCGGCAGGCTGCTGCCCACTGAAGCCCATCGCGGCGGATTCCTTCTGCCGATCGGCCTCTACCTCTGCAGCCGTCTTGGGCGTCAGGAGCTGCTGAGCCAACGGGACAACCGCGCCAGCGATACCCTGGCTCAAGGCTTGACGCTGACGCTGAGCCGACTTGGCCGCACGCTCGGCTTCGAGCTGCTCAATGCTGCCGAGCATGGCACGAGCTCGCTCCTGCTCGCGCGAGCGAAGGTCAGAAAGCTGAGCGGAGTACTGCGCCTGCGTGTCTGCAAGCTGTTGAGCACTGACGCGCTTCGTCTGCGATGCGAGGTCCTGAAGGGTCCTTCCTCGCGCGTATGCGATGCCTGCCTGCCCTTGGGTCGTTCCGCCTTGCGCAACGGCCCTGAAGGGTGCCTTGGCGCGCTCCAGGGCCTGACGCTCTTCCTCCTCGGCATCCGAGACACCGAAGAGACCGCCGAGCGCCTTGGTCACGAAGGGCGTCGCGATGCTCAGCCCAGCGCCAACAAGAGCACCAGGAAGACCGCCCAAGGCCCCGCCGCCCGCAGCACCCTTGGCGGCAGCGGCAGCGGCATCCTGCATGTCGGCCTCGCGCTTTCGCATAAGACTAAGAAGCTCGTCCATTTGCGCCTGCGAATAGACTGGTGCTGCTGGTTGTTCTGCCATGACTACTCCTAGCGTCGTGCTTCGCTGGTTGTACGCTTATCAAAGCCAGCCTTCAAGCCGATGCGGAAGGCAAAACCAGATACGCGGATGTTGGGGTTGTCAGCCGAGCCAGCCGTCGCCGGGTCCTCGGTGAACCCGAGAACGAGCGCACGGTTCTTCTGCTCCGCAACGTGAGTCTCAAACCGGCCATCCCAGAACACAGAGCTCGTCAGCGACTGCACATCGCTCGCCGACCAGTTCGTGACCTGCTGCGAGTTTGCCTGCGGTCCCTGGATGTAGAGCGCAACCGCAGGAGACGCGGTCTTGACCGCACCAGGATACTCGAACGTTGTGAGCACCGATGCACGCTTGAGACGCTCATATCCCTGCACCTCGTGCATAGAGAAAGGAGCCGTAACAAGCTGGATAGGAACAAACGAGTACGTTCCACCCTGCAAACGGTCAGACCATAACGCGTTCTGCGTGTAGTAGAACGCCTGCTCTGAAGCCGTTACCGTGTTCGTGTTGCGGCAGGCAATCGTAGGCTTACCGTTGATGACGGCGAGACGGACGTTTTTCTCGCCAAGGTTGGCAACACGCCAGCGCATCCACGCCATGAGCGCGTAGTTGAACACGGCGACTTCTGCGACCGTCGTTGCCTCATCGCCAAAGTAATACGTAAAGTATACCTCTTGCGTTTCTGGCGAGTGCGATACCGAGCTAATCGTCGCGGTGTCGAAGCCGTTGAGCCCGGTGTACTTGAGCCCCACAGGCTCGACCTCGAAGCTCGACTTGAGCAGCTCGATGGTGCGCTTGCTCTGGAAGAAGATGCCGACCGGGGTTTCGATGACCGAGCGGTGATCGACGCAGCCGATGCCAGACGGCAGCTTGAGCGGCGTCGAGAGCGACGGACCGTAGCCCGTCGAGTCGGGCATCGTGCCGGCGATGACGAAGATATCGTCCGACTTGAAGACGATGAGCGCGCTCTCGATGGAGGCGAGCCCCGTCACAGCCCCTCCGTCGTCAATCTGCAGCGTCAATTCATCGTTGAAGCCAGGAGCGTCCTTGGGGCCGAGCTCCTTGGTGAACCAGATGACCGTCGCGTCGTCTGCGCCACCGATGACCAAGCGGTTCTGGTGCACGCACATGGCCAGCGCCGAAGGCGGAGGCACGTTGTCGAGCACGTTGCCGGTCGTGTAGATGAACGGCTCAGAGAGAAGCCCGTTGTAGTCCTTCTGCGGCCCATCGAAGATCGAGAAGTTGTCGATGACGTAGCCAAGCGGGTTCGACGCGGCATACGGGCTCAGCGAGTACGGAACGACGCCACGGGTCTTGTTGCGGTCGACCACGAAGTCGGCAGACGGCGAGCTCCAGCTCGAAAACGGCATACGGTACAGGACCGTCGCATAGGGCTCAGCCGTCGTGTACGGCTGCAGCGACACGCGTTGAGCATCCGATGCTGCCGTCTTGAGACGGTTGGTGAGTTCGAGGCGAGGGGCGAAGAAGCCCCACTTGAACTTGGTTACAACACCGCCCGTATACTCGGGGGCTTCGTTGCTGTTCGATGCGTCGTACCAATCGCCCTGAATCTCGGCGCATACGGTGTACTGCGTTGCGCTGCTGACGGCAGAGCGAACGGCGCGGCCAGTACCGTCCGTGTACTCGTACGTCCACCCCATGAGGAAGTCGCCACCAGCCGTAGCCGGATTGTACAGGTTGCAAGCCAGGTTGCCCCATCCTGGGGCAGAACGAGGAGCCCAGAGATACAGCGCCGTACTTACGCCGTTCGTTGGAATGCCGAATGGCTTTCCAGTGTTTGCGCCGTGCTGCTGAAAGTTACGCGGCGTCTCTTGATAGCGCCCGTAGTAGTGCTGCTTCTCCTCGTTCGACTCGTTCCAGCCGTTCGAGTAGCTCGCCTTGCTGAACGCGTACTGCGCAACACGCGGATCGGCGTAAACCGTCTCGTAGTTCTTTGACGGCTCTCCACCCCAATACGTCTTGATGTAACCCCAGCCACAAGCATTGGGGTTGTTGAACCCGTTCTTGTCGTTGAGGCCAGCCTCATACTTGAACCAAGCCCTGGTGACGTTGACGACGCAATACGCATCGCGACCAGACGTGCCTGTTCGGTCATAGAACGCATTTGCCGAGAACGTATTCTGGACGTTGTTCTGCGAACCCTGCGTGGTGACGACGTATACGTCCGGGTTCACAATCGGCCAGTTGATGCTCGTGAAGTCCTTCTGCGGCCACATCAACAGCGTGGACTCCGAAGCGCCCACTCCGTCAAAGACGGACAAAGTACCGCCGTTGATGAACGTGTAGTCAGAAAGCTGGAGAAGCTTGCGCCAGGAGGACGGGTTCGACTGGTACCGGATGTTGAAAACGTCCTGCGTCCCACCAGAGGTTCCATCACGCATCGCGGCGACGGACATGCCGACGTTGTCGAACGGCCTCACGCTCGGCAGATTCAACGGCACCGAGGTCACGCGCATCATGTTGCACGACTCGACGAAGAGACCTGGGTTGTCCTCGTAGATGTAGTCGCTGCTTCCTGGATTGACCTTTCCTTGCGGTGCATACGTGATCGAGAACGGACTCGACATGCCAATGCGCATCAGGAACGTGTTGCGCTGCGACTCGTCACCACCCGGACAGATGGCGCAATAGAGGTTGTTGCCAGTGCCCTTGATAAGGCCACCGACCATGCGCCATGGGCCACCCAGCGCGCCAACAAGCACACCAGGTGAGGAAGAACCATTGGTTGCAACGAGCAGTCGGTTGGTCGACTGGTCCCAGCGATAGACCTCGAACAAGCTGTTGGATTTGTGCGGGTCTGCTGCACCAAACGGCTCATCGCCATTCGGAGTCGTCGTCGTGTTTGCGCTGACCGATGACAGCGCGATGAACGCCACACCTGAATCAGACTTCACGTCCCAGCGGTGGACGCAATGCTCGATGTTGCCATCAAGTAGGTACTGCGTGTTGGTTGTGCGAATGATGCGGTTTGGCGAATCCGCCGCCATCAACGGGTTCGGGCTTCCGTACAGCTCACTGAACGCATCACCGCCAGCCGGCCACACAAACGGAGGCCCTGCTGGTCGAGGAATGACGATGTTCGTGATGCCGCTTGGGGTTGCCGGGTTTCCTGCTGGAGGCACAACGCCAGGAAGGCCGTCCTGAATGGCAATCTCCGTAACGCCTCCAGCCACATTTACGAACACAGACACGTAGCAGACGATCGCAGCACCGACATACACCGGACAGCCAATGTGGACGCCAGGCGTGAAGCCAGTAAGCGCGCCTGCGATGGCAGAAATATCAACACGGGTAATCTGATTCAGCAACCCAGTGACTGAGATCGGCTGCGGCGCATCCTGCGGATACGTATGCGTCGGGGTCGGGAATGCCGGAGGAGCCTGGTAAACCGTTGCGTTCAGGTTCGGCGTGTAGCCCGCAAGGTTCGGTTCGGTAATGTTCAGCGTCATGTACCGCGTCAACGTCGTTGGCGACGAGTACTGGCTAAACGACGCAAAGGCGCAGACGTAGGTTTGATACGTCAAATCTGGAAGCTGACCGGTGATGGTGTACGGCGTTTTCAATGCCGTCGGCACAAACGTCGTTGGTCCTGGCGTAACCGCCGTCAGAAACGGCTCAAACATCTGAACGTTGCCGCTCACGCTTGAGGTTCCGACGACGCTTCCAAGAACGCTGTCGTGATTGTCCTGCGTCTGAAACCCGATGAACGGAATCTGCGCGTTGTTCGC